TGGCGGGATAGGGCAAGGTAAAAGCTCTTTATTTTTATATATCTTATATCTGTCTTTAAAATTCGTAGACGAGGTGCTAAAATATCTAATATAGTAAAAATCATCTCCGTTTCTAAAATATTCGCCACACTCTGAGACGATATTAAACCCCCTAAGATCGGATCCATAAATATCAAATCCGTCAAAGGGTGTGTCTGAAAGCGCAACCTCTTGCGATACTAGTTTTTTCCCGCTTTTGCTTATTTTAAAGACTTTTTGCGGATTCTCGTTATTTATCTTAGTTCTGATGACGTAATCGTCTATAACGAAGCAAGGATGGCTATATGAGCCAAAATCTAAAACCTCTTGATCGTCGGTCGTATAAATTTTCCCACTGTAGCTACGGCTACGCCATAGAGGGTATTTCGGGGCAATATAGCTCGTATATGCGTCATTACTCAGTATCGTACCTCCAGCTTTTTTCCATTCGCCATTCGCTGAGTTATATACATATATATCCTGATCAAACGACGTATCCATTTTACGCCCAAAATAATGCTCGTCTCCTATGCAAAAAAGATACTTAAACTCCCCTTGCGAGCTATTAGTTGTATTTATCTTCGCCATAGGTTCGTAAGCGCCGAAATACGGAGTAAAATCAGTAAAGACTGGGCTAAGCGTTTGTTTGCTTGATTGTGCCTTCATTATGGCGTATTTGCCGTTTATCAAAACGAGCCCGCCCATAATAGGGTAATCGGCTTTATTGGCGGTATAGAAAAATTTGCGAGTCCATTTTTCATTTATCGGATCTTTGATAAATTTATTTAAAAATTCTCCCTCCTCGGCGCTTTTTTGATTTTTGTATTTTTCAAAATCCTCTATTTTTAGATAAACCTCATCGTGATTATGCGTCTTTGGCGCATAAAGCTCGTTTGCCTTAGTCTCCACCAAAGCGGCGTCAAATTTAGTATCTACGTATTGGTGAGACGCGAATTTAGAGCTCTCCTCGACGGTCAAATTTATAACGCCGGTATCGCTTAGGGCAATATAAAAGTTTATCGTTAGGTCTTTCGCCGCGCCCTCGCTTAAACGCGGCTTGATCGTCTCAGGCACGTTTGCGACGGCAAAAAGCTTCTCGTCTGCTCCATAAATGCCTACCTGCCTGATAACAAATCCGCCCACGCTAGCCTCAAGTATGCCCTGAACTATGACTATATTTGTATCATCCTCTTTGACTCTAATATCGCTAATGCTAAATTTTTGCGCCTCCTCGGGCAATGTCTCCCACTCATCGCTTATGACGTCTTTGCTTTGGCCTACGCCCATTTTCGTGAGGCTGATTTGCTCTCTATCGGCGATAGCCTTTGAGATCGCCGCTTTGCCTAGTTTCGTGATTATTGTTGCGTATGACACTTTTTCTCCTTTGTCTAAATTTTGATTACTTCGTCTATCGTTACCGCGCCGCCGCTAAATCTTGCGGAGGTTGATCGCGCGTTTAAGATCTCGCTTTGCATCGGCGGTAAATTTACGTCCTCGATAAATTCGCAAATTACCCCGCCGAAACGCTCTAAATTTATTAAAATATCTTTGACCTTGTAGGGATAAATGCTAACTTGCTCGCTTTGAGCATAAGCCGCGCTCGTATTAACCGGCGCGCTTGACGCCATTCCCGGCGATTGGATCGGGAAAATCTCCATTTTTTCCATATCTGCGGCATTTGCCCCAAGATAAACTTCGCTTCTTGCGTTCCTAATAAGGTTAAATCCTTTAAAAACGCTGCGGACGTTTTTATAGCGTTGCACGACGGTATCGAGCTTTTTGTATCTCGTCTCGTCCGTGCCGTCATCTTTGAGATCTATTTCGACCTTAAAGTGATAAGGTTCGCCGCCGTAGCTAAACCACTCAAGAATCCTAATATCAGTGTAAAACGAGCGTAATGCTTTATTTAGGCTATAAAAGGTGCCCGAGTAATAATGTATCTCAAAAGCATTTTTAATGAGTTTTCTAGCTGAATCTTCGCCAAGTCCGTCTATATCCACATCAAAGCTATCGGCTAAGATAGGTAAAAGAGGCGTCGGACAAGAGGCGGCCAATATGTTTATTGAGCCAAGGTCAAGCTCATTAAGCCTGACATCAAAAAACTCGTCAAATTTCTTATCAAATTTGCTTTTGTGTCCGGGAAGCATCGTCATAGTTCTGCCTTTGTATACGATAGGTTAAAGCTTATTCTGACAAAGCTATCCTCGTCTACTTTGGTATCTGCAGTCGGAGCGGCTAAATTTACGCGGTACACTCCATTTTTATGTAACATAGAGTAGATATAGCTCAAATTTAGGTCTTCGCCTAGTTTTAGACTTTTTCTAGATGCTTTTATTTCTTTGTCTATAATATCTTGCAAAAACATGTCGGTGAGTTCCAGCGTCGCTTTGATTTCTATGTCTTTGATTCGGGCGTTTTTGACTACTACCTTGTCGGTCAATGGCCTCACTTTCTCGCCGCTTAGATACTCCTCTACGCTTTGCCTAGTTTCTTCGCTCATGTCTGAGCTCTTTAGATAAATTTGAACTACTCCCGGCCCGCCGTTATTAACGCTGCACTCTATTACCTTTGAATTCGCGCTTAAAACGTGATAGACGTAGGCCTTTGCGCTTCCTGCAGTGCTAAATCTTTCAAGAGAAAGCACCGCTCTTTCCCTTAGTCTTTCGTCGCTTTCTACCTCTGCGCCACCGCTAAAATCGCTTATTTGCTTTGCTTTCAACACGAAAGGGAAAGGCGTTTGGATATATTCGCACTTTACGGGGCTTGATTTCATAAATTTATCAAACACCGATACGGCCGTAGTTTTTAGTTCTCCTTTTTTGACGATCGCCGTTTCTTTGACGTAGGCGACGTCGCCGTTGTCGCTAACCAAAACGCTTCCGGCCGGAATTATCGTATCCGCATCCCTAGGGGTTGAAAGCGAAAGCTCGATACCAGCCGTCGGCTTTTCTCCCTTTAGCCGCTCTATGCCGTATATCGCTACGATATTATCAAGATCGCTTCCGCTTGAAAAAGGCAGCAACATGGCTTTTACGCTACTATTGATTCTAGCTCGCAAAAGCAGCTCGCGGTAAGCTAACGTTTCGAGCAGAGCGGAGTAGTTGTCGCTCTCAAGTAGCGCGATCTCCTTGTCCGTTAAATAGCTTTTAAAAAGCTCTTTAACGCCCTTTAAAAGCTCGTCGTAGTTAAGCTCTTCGATCACGTCCGGATACGGTAAATTTTTTAAAAAGCTCATAGCTCTATCCCTATCTCGTCGCCTCTAATTAGAACGATCTTAAAATTTAGCTTATGGTCTTTTAGGCTTATTAGCTTTACTTCATCTATCTTCACTCTTTTCTCCCATCTTTCTACGGCCTCTATGACGTAGCAGGCCAGATCTGCCCTAAACTCGTCGTCTACCTTGCGGTCTATTAGCTCGAACAAGCGACTGCCGTATCCCGGTAGCATGACCCGCGAGCCAAGAGGGGTAAGCAGAATGTCTTTTATGCTCTCTTCTATAGTCGTAAGATATCTCATACTCATCTCCTAGTGCGAGTGGTGTGGGGTGTTGCCGCCCTCGTCTATGATGCGCCCCGTAGCGTGGATGCTGCCGCCTATTTCCAAGTCGCCTTTTAAATTCAGCTGGTCGCAAGTTATGTTTATTTGCTTTGGTGCCGAAATTTCAAGGGTAGAGCCGGCCGTATCGTAGCTCATGCTTACGCCGTCTTCAAAGCTTACGCGCACCTTTTTATCCGTCGGCTCCTCTTTATGCGCACTTTGATAGAGTCCGCGAAGTATGACGCCGCTGTTTAGGTTTCCTCTTACGGGTAAGACCAGCACCTGCTCACCGACTCTAATAGGAGAGAAGCTAACCGCAAACGAGTTAGCGTATGTTTGAAAAACGGGCAAAAAATCGGTAACCATTGAGCCTACGGCCACTCTTGCCTTGTCGCCGCTTACCTCGCTAATCGTTGCTACTTCTATAAAATATTCCCTACTCATCGCCGATATGCTCGCTAAATTTATTATTTTTAATAGGCCGCCTTCGTCTCACGTTTTGTTTTATCTCTTTTACGTCGTCGTGAATTTCGTTTAGTTTTTGGCGGTTTGCGCCGTTTTCGGTGCGTAGCGTTTCTACCAGTTCTCTGGTAGCGGCCGTGTTGTTATTTATAGCTTCGTTGCTTCTTACGGAAATATCCACCAAAATTTCGGCGTTTTTGTTCGCGGTTTTGTTTAGTAGCCAAAAGATCACCACAAATACTATAAAGCCGAAAATTACCATAAAGACCAAAAATTCATTCGCTCCCCAAGCTCCGGCGGAGTTTATAAGTCCCGTAGCCTCCTTGATCTCGTCGCTCAAATTTAGGCTATTTTCCATTTTATTCCTTTATTCCCAGGCATTGTTTCAGTTTTTTTTCGCAATCGCGGTAATAGATGGCGATTTGTTTATCCGTCTCAAACGTGCCGTCGTTTTTCGGTTTTACGGGCATCTTTGCATTGCATTTTACGGGCACGTACTTTTCTTGGTAAATGATATGCGGCTCGCTCGCTTGAGGTTTGGCCGCGCAGCCCGCAAAGATCAAAACAAATAGACAAAAAAGCAAAATCCTAATCACGAAACAGCTCCTTATAGGCCGCTAGTTCGGCTTCGCAGCTTTTATCTTTGACGTAGATCTT